TATTTCTACTGTGCTCATTCGATCACACTCTCAATTAGTGAAAGGCTGACGGTTGCAACAATCGGCTGACCGCGATTGGTGATCCGCTCCCAAGCATCTTCAACGCTTTCAATCACAAAATCACCCAACACATTGCTGCCAATGATCAGCGTCAAGCGCTCCCCGTTGATCTTGTAATCTCGCAATCTGGTAATCTCACCGATCACATTAACGCCCTTGGTTGCATCCAATCGAACTGTAAGCGGGATTTCGTCCAGATCATCACCGACAAACTCCAACACAGGCTTGGTGCTGATCACTTCGTGCTTTTGGTATCTTGCCTTGCCAGTTCTTCGCAAGTTCTGAAAAGTGAGAACCTTTTCTGTGCTCACTTCAAAAGTAACATCGCCCAGTGTGCCGATCATCTAATCACCTCATTGTGCTGCGCTAGTTTGGCCGTTCATGCTATCCGTGTGAGTGTGCTGCTTGAGTGAAGTTCCATCGGCGGTAACATCGCCGTCAGTGATGCTCAGATCGCCTTCTACGCTCGCGCCGCTACCGCCGCTGGATTGTAAACCGCCCGTTGAGATCAGACCTACGGTCTGCGTACTTCCGGTGACTTGCACGTCACCATCAACCACCATGTCACCGTTTACGGTTAGTAGTGGCGTAGTGATCGTGCTGTTTCCTGCTACATCAGCAGTAAGCTCACCGCCGACCGTTATTGACGCGCTACCTTCAATGTTGGCCGTCAGGTTCCCGGTAGCTAATAGTTCAATGTCGCCTTTAACGTCTGCCAGCAATCGATGGTTTTGGCGATCATACTCGATCAACGTTCCGTCAGAGAATTTAACGCGCCTTACGTTTTCCGTTCTGGCCTCTGGTGCATTGGCTCGAGTGTAAAAACTGCCGAGAATAAAACCCTGTTCAATGCCGATTGGCAGAAATAAGCAAAGCACATCCTCATCAACATCCGGCATCCAGTAATCTTTGTTCTGCTTTGTGTTCTTAACCATGACCTGAAGATCATAGGATTCCGTGTTATCTCGGTCACTGAACACCACGCCAGCGCGCTCGCCATCCGGTAAAAGACTGGTGACTTTGCCGACGCGAATCATGTTTGAAATGATCGAATACAGCTCTTGATACTCACCCTTGCCAAACATCACTGATCACCCACAAACGTTAGTTCTAGTGAAACAGTATAACCACTTTGCACGCTGTGCTCACTCTTTTGTACGTAGTATTTGCCATCGTAAGCGCCAAAACTGGCAAGGTAAACTGTTGAGCCACTAACCAGATCAGTCCGGCCAATCACAGAAAGGCTGCATGTAATCTTTTTCCGGTTGCGTTTTTTGAGCTCTGCCTTTGCGATGCGCTCCGCTTCTTCTATGGACTCAGTGCGGCGAACAATCTTCACGGTTTGGCCGCGCTCAATGCTTGGATCTTCATACTCAAACTTGTTGAGCACGCCCTCGCTTGGATCGTTGTACTCAACCACGGCTTTTTTGTAAGTCTCGATCAGCTCTTCTTCGAAGCTGTAACTTAGCACCCAGTCAGAGCCAAGAGTGTAAGTTAACACAGGGGCTTGAAATGCCATGATCTCCTGATCGTAAACGACTAATTGCCGATCAGTGACTTTGAGCGAAAAACCATCATCTGTGCAAAGTCGATTAAGAAAAGCCAGGTCGGTTTCATCACGCTGATCTCTACGGTCATAAAGCGGGTCTGAATTATCGAACGGCACACCTTCGGGATTTGGCTGAAAAACCAGCTCAAGATCTCCGGTTTTTGCTACGTCAGAACAAATTTCTGATAGCCGGACGTTTTCCCAAGCACGGCTCTTTTTCGTTCTTCTGATTGTGGTAACGGACGGAACAGAAACACCGCCTATCTCAAACGTGGAAGGAGGGCCAGCGAGTTTTAGCTTATCTATCTGGCACGTTCCGCAATTGAGCTCTTTTACTCCGCTGTCGTCCTCGGTGATGATCGTTGCTGTGATTGAGTCGCCCTTGGTTGGCTTCCACGGCCCAGACCAAAGGCCGTGATCATTCTTTAGCACAAGGCTAACGTCATCGGCCTTGCCGCCTTCGTTGTCTGTGTAGCTGATAGAAAGCAGATCTTTGCTGACATCCTGAGTATTTTCGATGCCTTCATATTGCACTCTTACGTGTGTTCTTGGCGCAAGACTCATTGGTTAACGCCTCCACGGTGGCAAGTTGGTTTGCTGCTTTTGCGTGTTAGTCACTTGCGGAATAGAAAGAGTAAAACCAGATCCGAAAATGCTCACATTTCGATACTGAGTGTTTGCTGCAATGATCTTGTCTGTGAACATTTCTGAACCGTAATTCTTTAAACTAATCACATCCCATGTGTCGCCCTGAACGGTAGTGTAAGTATTAGCCATAGCTTAAACGTTCCTCTCTTTTCATTGCGCGCTCAATCTCTTTGACAATATCTTGCGCGCCCTGAGCAACCCCGCGTCTTAATTGTGACTGGCTAAGCTGAGAATCTCCGCCAACGGTAATGTTTTCGATTGTCACGTTAATGTCGCCAGATTTTGAGCTAGTGCCGCCAGTTCTGCCCATACCTCTGTTTAACGAACTGATCCCACCATTGCCAGCCGCACCCATTTGATTGCTCATGGAAGATTCAAGAGCATTGGTACTGTTAACGCCATCGGCCAGCGTGCCCATGATTGCCGCGCCGGATTTGGTCAGCTCACTGAACGGGCCCACTTTTGCGTCAGAAAACGGCAGGTACTCACGCACTTTACTAAATACCGATTGAACGCTGTTGATCACAGAACTTGCAGCAGCTTTAATGCCAGAGCCGAGCGTCTGCAAGATCTTGCGTCCAGATTCGAACAGGCTGAAATTTGAT